AGGTCTTAGAGCTTTAACAGGTTTCCATAATCCTAATTCTACTACCATAGATCACAGAATGATAGTTGGCACGCGTAATTTTTTAAACAATGTGGACCAGCCAACTTTATTTGAAAAATTATCATCTCATGCGAAACATGATAGGGTTGCACAAGACTATTTATTTTGTACCAGTCAAGATGAGATGGATATGTTGCACATTTTACAAAAACCAGTGTTTTTAGGCACATTTAAAGTTTTATCTACAACAACAGCGGACACTAATTTATTCAATTACCCTATTTCTCCATATGTTGAAGTTAGTCCCTTACCATTTCAGTCTAATTTACGAACTTTTTATGAGTTATCTAAGTACTGGCGTGGTACCATTCGTATGCATATACAATCAGTTATGACGCCTTTTCATTTTTGCAAGTTGATAGTAGTTAAAGATTATTCATGTGATAAGCGTGCTTTGACTCAAACACCCGGTTTAAGTAATATGCACAATATGATGACTGAAACTATAGAATTTTCTGCCGGAGGTCAAATACACACTGTCGATTTGCCTTTTTGTGCTATAACGGAGCAATTAGAATGCACTAAGGATTTGGCAGTCAATGCTTTACAACACGGTATTGTTAGAATTTATTTGTTGCAACCTTTAACTAGCAATGCTAGTGTTCCTACCACCGTTAATTTCAACGTTTATTATTCGGTAGGAGATGATTTCCAATATTACGGTTATTCCCAAGATCCTGTTACTTTAATTCGTAATTATCCTATAGCACCTACACCTACCGCTAAACCTATTGTCAAGAGGAAAGAAGAAGAAAGTAAGGACATACTTAGTAACACTGTTTCCAACGAGGTTAAAACACAATCAGGTGATAGTGCGGAAACGCTTACAGGTGTTAGTGATCAAATTGATGTTCTTAATGAGAAAGACAACGACATTAGAAGTGACCATTTAAGATTTGATGATTTTATGCCTAATGTTAGCGTTAGAGATTATGTTAGGAGAATAATGCACTTAGAGAGGTCTCAAATCACATTAGATGCCACTGCGTCTAATAATGTGATTATTAAGCCTATTAAAGACTTTTTTAATGTCCCAAATGGCACCACGGTGTCACCTATAGTAGCTATTGCTAATAGATATTATGGGTTTACTGGAGGTTTAAAGTTTAAAGTAGGTTTATCTAGAAATACAAACACAGTAGGTACTAATGTAGTAATGGGGCAAGTTTTTTATATACCTCCTGGCACAATTTTTGATCCTGGAGCTGGTTTTCCACAAGATGCGGATACTTGTTCTAGTACTGATTTAGTTTCGTGGAATACAAATTTCTTAAAATCCAGTTCGGTTTGTCAGGAATTTCCTGTCACTATACAAGGTGATGGAACTTACCCAAAATCATTTTTTGAATTCGTTATACCCAACATGAACGTCCAGAAATTTATTAGAGTAGGTGATGGAGATAGTTTGTTACCTACATTAAGTGACATGGGATATATAGCAATAGGATTAGCTTCCACACCAAATTCAATTGTAACTATTGATTATTATGCAGGATTTACAGATGAGACAAGATTTGGTTTTCAAATTCCGCAAAGTAGTAATTCTTATTCTGTTATTTCTGGGAAGCGTCGAACAATGAATTCTAATACTGTTCTAGGAGGTCCAGTTTCTACATTTGCTACTATAGCCCCTAGAGCTTATTATTTTGCTTAGTGTAGTTATTTATATATTTATTTATTGTACATATGTATATATTAACTATTTAAGGAAGCAAGCGCTAGTTTTCCTAAATAGTATGTAAATTTGTTTATTTATTTTATTTAAATTTAATTTTAATTATTTGGTTAATTATTTTAATCATTCATTTAGTTATTTACTAACAACGTGTAAGTTATGTTGTTTTTAATTTACGAGATAGTAGAAATGTTTTCTACTATTATTTACATTATAGTAGAAGGTTATCCTTCTACTATTATCATAATGAGAGAAGTCGCTCTCATTATTATCCCTTTTAAATTAGGGCCCTATATTTTGTAATTATATTATTGATAGCAG